TTGTATGAAACTTATAAAAACAATACAAAAAATAATACAAGAGTCCGAAGAACAATATAATAACGCGTGTGAATCATGTGTTAGTGTGGAAGAATTAGATAAGTTGGAAAAACATTATAAAGACTCTCTAAAACTGTTAAAAATGTTTAATTCAAACAATACTCCTCCAAGTGATGGCATTTAGTGCCGTTACTAATATGGTAACAAATAAAAAGGGAAAGTTCGCCACTATTCCCTTTTTTTTATTTTAATTTTTAATATATTTTTAAATAAATTTGTATGGAAAAAAGGGATATCACAAGAATTGAACTAATAAACACTATAGGTAAGGAATTCCCTAATGGTAAAGGTGTTGAGGTTGGAACTTTCAAAGGTGAATTTTCTAAAGAGATATTAGAAAATTGGGAAGGAACATTATATATGGTTGATGTTTGGAGACCATTATCTGACAAAGAATATTTGGATTCAAGTAATCATAATAACTTTGAAAACGGTGTTTATAGTGAAGCTATGAAAAATATTAGTGGTCATGAAGACAGAGCTGTAATGGTAAGAGCCGCCTCTGAGATTGCGGCAAATATGTTTGAAGACAATTCATTAGATTTCGTTTATATCGATGCAAACCATGCATATGATTATGTAGTACAAGATATTAATTTATGGTATCCAAAAGTCAAAGAAGGTGGTTATTTGTGTGGTCACGATTACATTAATATGGATTGGTATAATGACCCAAATTTCTCCCCAAATGGAAAAGACAAACACATTTATAGTTCAAACTTTTATCATGGTGTATTCGGAGTTAATCCTGCTGTTGACGAATTTTGCGCACAAAATGAATATCACTCACAGGTTACTAACGAATGGTTTGGTAGTTGGTGGTTAAAAAAAATACATAGAAAAAGGTATGATAACATTTAATAACTCAAATTAGAATTATGAGAGCATTTATAACTCACACAACAGAAAATTACGAACATATAACATTAAATTTAATTAAAAGTATTCAAAAATATTCTAACTATAAAATTTTTGTTTATACAATAGATTATGATGGGTCGGACAAATTACAAAAAGAATCAACTTGTATTAGATTAGACCTAAATCTCCCTGAAATTGATGAATCAAGTTTTGTTTCAGATATTAACGGTAATTTATATGTTAATAGACCACAAATTAGAACATACTTAGCGTTAGGCGCCAAAATTGACGTAATGTTAGAAGCATCTTCAATTATTGATGAATGGATTTATATTGACTCCGATAGTCTTGTAAATAAAAATATTGACGAACTATTTGATTATTGTAATGTAATAAAAGAATTTCCATTAGCAACTTTAGGACCACACGAATATGTTTTATTAATTAGACCTGACGGTTCTTTGGTTGGAAACCCATTTTGGAAAGAAGATGGTACTATTGATTATGAAAATACTTTAGAATGGCCATTAATGAAATTTATGGGACTACAGCCAAATCAAAGAAGTTATTATAGAACCACAAATATTTTGGTCGGTAATTCAAAAACAAAAGATTTTTTAAGAACTTGGAAAGAAACTAAAGATATTTTACCAAAATTAGTTTCATTAAAAGATATTGCGCCATATCACGAAGAAACATTATATAATGTATTAACATGGAAGATAAACCCAAACCATGAAGGGTTACCAATTTCATATATAAATGTTGATGGCGCTGATACTTTAAAACATTTTTTTAAGTTTAACACAAAAAAGAACACATTGGTCAAAGACTTTTATCGAATACCTGAGAACAAAAATAATATAAAAGTTTTTCATGGAGAGAAACGTCAATCAGAAATTGATAAAATGTTTGAAATAATTGATAATACTATTCAAACAAAAACTAAAATATTATTTTTAGCCCCTCACTTATCTACCGGAGGAATGCCATCATTCTTATTAAAACGAATTGAATCGTTATTACAATATTCAAATAACCTTGAGTTGTTTGTTGTTGAATATTCAAACCATAGTGACCACTACGTTGTACAGAAAAATAGGATTAAAGAACTAATACCACAATCTCATTTTTGGACCTTAGGGACGGATAAAATGGAATTAGTAAAAATCATAGAAGAAAATGAGTTTGACATTATCCATTTAGATGAAATGATTGAAGCATTTGATTTCCATAACCCAATGTCTTCGGAACTAATGAACTATCTATACAAAAACGATAGAACTTGGAGAATAGTAGAGACTTGTCATAACATAATCTTCAAACCTAACTTAGAGAAACATTTTAACCCTGAGGCTTATGCGTATTGTTCTCCATGGCATAAAGAAAATACCTTCAAAGAAATGCCGTCATACGGAGAAGTACTTGAATTTCCAATTGAGGATAAAACCCCAACATCAACACAAAAGATTGATGCAAAATTAAAATTAGGTTTTGACATTAATAAAAAACATATTCTTAATGTTGGATTATGGACTCAGGGTAAGAACCAAAAAGAGGGTGTAGAACTTGCCCGTCTAATAAAAGACACCAACCCTGAATATCATTTCCATTTTGTTGGGAATCAAGCACCAAACTTTAGAGAATATTGGGAACCAATCATGAAAGACTTACCATCAAATGTTACCATTTGGGGTGAAAGAAATGATGTGGACCTTTTTCTAACCGCGGCTGACATCTTTATGTTTAATTCAACTTGGGAATGTAACCCATTAGTATTACGTGAGTCCATATCATACGGTCTCCCAACCCTATCAAGGAATCTTCCACAATATATAGATATGTTCACCCAATACATACACCCAATGGATGATGATATTAACAAAACAAAAGATACTTTATTATCAATTAATAACCAAGTATTAAATAACCAAAGACTAAGTACAGAGGGAGTTAAATTATTTGCAGAACAACACATAAATCTATATAGTAAGATAATGAATGGGGGGTTCAACAAACAAAAAATGATGAACTCTGAAATTCAAATTTTTCAACATTTTGTTAATAACCCATTTTTAGAAATTAAAGGTAATACGGATAAAAAATATAAAATAGAGTTTTTTGACGAAAAAGGTGTTAATCATTACACCAACGAAATTGGAGTTAATAGCTGGGTTAAACTAAATCGTAGTTATTATACAAAGTGGAGAACAAGAATAACTTCAAATAACCAAATAATATATAACGAAACTTTAAACTTAACGAATAAACGAGTTTATATATCATTTGATAGTAAATCATTAGGTGATTCAGTTGCTTGGATACCATACGCGCTTGAATTCAAAAAGAAACATAACTGTACTGTCATTGTCTCAACATTTTGGAATAACCTATTTGAAAAAACTTATCCTGAACTTGAATTTGTTACACCCGGAGTATCTGTTAATAATCTAAATGCAATGTATAATATTGGATGGTATTATAATCCAGATAGAGAGCCTGAAATGCCAAATACAATATCTTTACAACAAGCATCAACAAACATTTTAGGGTTAGATTATACTGAGATTCAACCAAGAATCGATTATGTTATAGGTAAAAGACCTTACGAACAGAAATACGTTTCAATCGCGACTAACTCAACATCAGGATGTAAGTTCTGGACCAAAGAAGGTTGGCAAGGTTTAATTAACCATCTACATTCGTTAGGTTATAAAGTAATTAATGTTTCCAAAGAAAAAAACCCATTTAACAACACAGAACAAATATTGGACACATCAATAGAGAACACAATGAACGTTATTCACCATAGTGAGTTCTTTATCGGTCTATCGAGTGGTTTAAGCTGGTTAGCTTGGGGTATGGGTAAACACGTTGTTATGATTAGTAACTTCACCGAACCTGACCATGAGTTTACCACAAACTGTACTCGAATTGTAAAACTTGACGTTTGTAATGGATGTTGGAATAACCCTGTATTCAAATTTGATAAAGGAGATTGGGATTGGTGCCCTGTCCATAAAGGAACTAAGAGACAGTTTGAATGTCATACAACAATCACCTCAAAAATGGTGATTGACCAAATACAACACTTATTATAATGGATACAAGTAAATTTATATGGGAACCTGAATGTCACGAAGGTTTCAAAGAAATAGTTGAGAGGGAAATCTTCATAGATAAAGTTTATGAAAGATATTTTGAAGTTGAGGAGGGTGATGTCGTATTTGATGTTGGCGCCAGTTTGGGTCCATTTACTTATTCGATATTGGAGAAAAATCCTTCTCATGTATTCACGTTTGAACCAAGTTTTGAAGAGTTTAAGACTTTAGTTTTAAATACCCGTAAGGGACCTGTAACACACATTAACAAAGGTATTTCAAATCACATTGGAGAATTTCCATTCGAATATGTATTTGATGTTGGTGATAGTGGAAAGTATTTTTCTACAACATTTAAAAAAGTAATTAAAGACTTTAATATTCAAAAAATAGATTTTTTAAAGTCTGATTGTGAGGGTGGTGAATATGACATATTCAACTCTGAAAATCTTTTATGGATTAAACAAAATGTTAAAAAAATAGTTGGTGAGTGGCACTTAAGAACTCCTGAATTAAAGGAAAAGTTCAGAATATTCAGAGACACTTATTTAAGATTATTCCCTAATTTTAAAGTTAGGTCTTACAATGGATACAATATTGAGGAAAAACTTTGGACTGATGAATTCATTGAATCATTTACTGAAGTAATGATTTACATCGATAATAGGTAAATTTGTCAAAGACAAATTAGAGGGCTATAACCTTTAGCCCATAACATTTAAAAAAATCAAATTAAATTTTACTTAAATGCTCGTATTATTACTTATATATTTTGAATAAATCCTAATTTTTTAAATAAATTAATTGATTTTATATTCCATTCATCTATTTCACACCTACAATCTTTATCTAATAGGTATGATTTGATTACTGAATACAGTAAATCTTTTCCGGTGTAATTCGGATTATTTCGTATATTGTTTGAAAATACATTATATATAAAATAGTAGTTAGGATTATCATTTACCCATAAATATGAATATACCTCATCATCGATTCCAACATACATGGTATCACCACCGACAACACGTCTTCTTGCTTCAGATATATCAAACATACCATCCCACTCTAATTGTGAATTAAACAATTCAATACATTGATTAATTATTGGGATATTAGAATCGAACGTATCTAAATTAATTACCAATAATGGTATTACATCCGATGTAAATGGTAAACTATTTTTATGTAGTATATAGTCCAACATTATATTAATTTATTAGTTTTTATTTTTATATGTTCGTGTTGTAAAAACCATAATAATGAATATCTTTCACCATTTAATATAGGAGATATCTCATGAGCTATTCTTACATCAAAAATATAGGTATTACCAATTACTTTGTTTAATATTATTTCATTTGGATTGTATAATTTAAAATCACCACCCTCAAACTCATCATTTAATAATACACCAACTGCGTATAATCTTTTATCTCTAACATCGTTATGTTTTCCAAACCAGTCTCCTTGTACAAATTTATGAAAATGAATTTGGTTTTTTAATTTTATTATTTGTAATTCAGTATTGGTTTCAAAAAATTTCCTAAGTTTATCAAATAACCATTTGTTTTCTAACGAATAATTAATTGGTTGTGAATTATATTTTCTGTCACCCATACTCCAATTTGTAACATGCGTGTCGTTATATGATATTATAGATTCACACTCCTCTTTACTAAATAAGATTTTTTCTTTTAAAATCATATTAAAGTTTTATTTGTATTATCGATGAACTCATATAGATTATGAAATAGATTTGTGTTTTTCCATATTTTATTAAACTCTTTTTTAAATAAATGATGTTCAGGATGTTCACTATCCCATATTTGTTTTAATTTAAATTCACCTTCAGAAAATGTTCCCCAATTTGTTATTTTACCAAAAAAAACATTTACTTTTTTACCAAAAATAGAATACATTAAGTTATAAAATAATTCCATTTCCATATAGTTGGTATCTTGCACAACAAATGAAGCCTTTACAGATATTGGTAGAGTACTTATAAATTTTAAATTGCTTAATAGGTTATCCCAATTTCCACCTAATCTTGTTTTATTTTCATATGTATCCCGTGTACCTGCATCAATACTAATTTCACAACTATGTACATATTTATGTACATTTGGCATTGAATCCCACATTTCTTTATTCCACATTGAGGCGTTGGTATGTAAGTGTATTGATTTTAGATTTGGATATTTTTTAGGATTAAAATTTTTTAAATAATTCCTAAACCCAACCGAAACAAATGGGTCGCCTGAACCGGTAATATAAAGAGTTTTAACATTTTGTGAAAAATAATTATCAATATCCTCTATTGTTTTTTCAACCCGTTTGATTCCTTTACTATTTTCTACTATTAAATCTACCCTGCACGATGGACATTTGTAATTACAAGTTCTATCAAAATTCATAACCAAGTAAGTAGGAGTATTGTTTTTTATGATTGGACTTTTAATATTTGAATTTGATTTTAGGCTAACAGGACCTGATGTCACGCCATAGTTTAGTAATTTACTTAAATACGGACAAAGTTCCTTATTACAATATTTAAACGAACCATCCAATATTGAATTTCTTATGTCAACTATTGGTTCACTATTGTAAACATCTTTTAGGGGTATCTCACTAAGTTCTATTTTATTTGGCAGCCATGATGGACAACAAACAAAACAAACATTATTATGTATTTCTAATGAATTAAATGGAACACTACATGTATAATTTTTTAAATCAACCATTATATTAATGAATTTCGTTTTTCAAATGGTTTTTCAAATACATTCCATATATGATTTTTTAATTCATCATTTATTTCTATTTTATTTTTTATTTTTGGTGTTGTATTTAAATGTGGTATTTTAAATGAAACCCCATACCTTTTTTGTATAAATTCTTCAAATTTATAAATCTCTTTTATATTAAATTCGTATGTACATGGTTGATTTTCTTTCCAATGGTTTTGTGATTGAAGTACGCATAATAGTCCTGGTGTATCTGATTTTGTTTCATCTAAATTTTTAACTAGAGTACTAAGGATATCATTCCAATCATTACTATAATATATATTGTTACCAAAATTACTATCAAATGTGTTATATATGAAATTATTATCAATTTCTTCCCATTGAATTATAGGTGAATAATTAGCCGATATTAACCCTTGCCAAATAAACTCTAAACCACTTAACCACCTATCTATCCAATTTCTTGTTATACACACTGTCGGTCTAATTCCAACTTCGTTAAATAAGTGGGATTTTTTTATATGGGCATGTTTACCGAGTTTATTAAAGCTATATTTATATTCAGAGTAGAATTTGATATCTAAATCTGAACTTACCAGGGCGCGCTCAATTGAGAGTGATGCGCACTTAGGAACTGAAATCCATATTAAATCATCATTAATTAGTAGTGACATATTATATTAATGTTTTTTTAAAATTAGAAATTTCTTTTAATGATATCCACGATACTAAAGAATACCGTTCACCACCTATTATTGGATTAACTTTATGTAATGTACTTGAATTAAACACAAATAAGTTACCAACTCCTTTTTTAAATTCAACTACATCATCGTTGTGGTCTTTATATAATAATTCGCCACCATCATATTCATTATTTAATTGAATAACTACCGAACAAAATCTTTTTGCATAATAATCAAAATCCATTGAATCGGTATGCCAATCATAATGACCATTTAATTCATATTTTGTAAATTGAAAATTTTCAATTTCATCCAATTCAAATCCTTTTATTTTTATTTCATTTCTTAGTACAGTTTCTAATTTTTTTTTGTAATGTGGTAATTGTGTAAATACTACTTTAGAATCTCGTATTTTTAATAGTGAAGTAAGTGATTTTGTATCACTTACTTCCGCGACCTTTAAATCGACATTTAAAAATTTATTTAAAATATTATCACATTCTTCTTTAGATAAAAATTCTTCAATTGTTTTTATAAATAACATATTATATTAATCTTGTTATATTTTTTTCGGGTATATATTGAATATCAATTTCCCCCCATTTTTTTAAAGGACACGGATTAAATTTAGGGGTAAATATTTTTTTAGATATAGGACACCCACATTCACCACATATGGTTGCAAGTTTTAATTTTTTAGTTATAATTTTTTTTGATGGACATACTTCACATATTGAAGCCCTTAACTTTGCTAATTCTTCCTGCTTAGGCGTTGGATTGTTAGCAATTTTCCATGCGTTGATTATTTCTATAATATCCATTGTAATTTAATTTAACTGTTTGCGGATATAATTAACGAACCTATTGTTGTCATTACATCATTCATTTGTTGAGTTTCTTCGTTCATAGTATTTTTTTTAATATTTAAACTGAGCAGTATTGGCATTGGGAGGCAAAAAAACAGGCTTGACCTTTAGGACAAGTAGGTTGGTTTTGACCGCAAGACGTTTGAAAAAAACATGCTCGACCATTATGTTCAATAGCGGCAAATGATAAATTTTGAGTACTACTATTAGTAACTGTTAAAAATAAATGTCTTCTTTCTACGGTTATTTCCCATCCGGAAAAAGCCTTTGTTACAATTGAAGTTGATTGTACAGTTTTTGAGTGTACACCGACCGATGTTATATTAGTGGTATCTATTAATATAACAATATCACCTACAATTAAATCATCCAATTTAATAAATCTAACTTCATTATCTCTTTCAACTAAATAGTAAGAATATTCCGTGTCTTCCCATGTACTGTCATCGGTAAATACAATTTCAACAATATTAGTAGTAACATCTATACGAGATTTATGAGTTACCATGTTAGTAGAATAGGTTGAACCAGAAATAAAAGTATCTAAATCAATTTTGTAATTTACGCTTTCATTTAAACTATCCACATTAGTGGCATTCGGAATATCTATTGTTTTTACGACATCACCAACTTGCAACTCTAACGCAGTTTTAAACGTGTCATCACCCATTTGAACTAAATCAGTATCCAGTAATTTCGGTTTAGTTATAACGTTACTGTCTGTGGTAATATATCCATCTCTCAAATAACTTACCAACTCAAAAGTAGTTTCATCAAATAATGGATTATCTACTATTTTTTGTTTTGTTGTATCTGTATATTTACCTAATGGAATTGATTCTAACGTAGGCGGGTATAGAATATTTAAACTTCTTTTTTTAGTTACTTTACCATTTACATTATGTAATGGATTGTAATAATATTCCATTATGAAATATTCATCAGTAACATTTTGTAATATCACATCTAATTCTGATTGAGTAGTTACTCTATATAATTTTGGAAATAAATCTTTATCATACGCAGGGTATCTTGCCTTTAATATAAAGTTTGGATGTACACCATTATCTGGTATTGTAGTAATGTTACTTACCAACTGGTCTTCTTTATTTAAATATGCGAATTGTCCACCGAATGATTCGGATTGGATTAGATTTAGGAATCCAATTTTATCTTTACAATACGTTTCATCAACTAACGCAGTGGTATCATATGCACTTCTAATGATTAAATTTGTTTCAGTATCTTCAATGTAAGGCACAGTTAATGAATTCCCCGCTACTTGGTGATATTCATACTCAATACCCAAATCAACCGATAAATTAGATAATATATCGGTTATTTCTGATGAGCCACCACCAATATAATCAATTTTTGTAAATCCATTTTGAGTGATGAACTCTTCCAAATAAGTGGTATCGAATATATCGTTAAAATCTTCAAGATAAGTTTTTGTGAATCCAACTGCTGTATTAATTTCAATGGGTTTTAACACACCATCTTTATCATACATAAAATCTGAGCCTATTAGTACTGTTTTCATAATATTTTATTTATTGTTTAGTATATATAAATACCTATCTTTTAGTAAACCAATTAATAATAAATCATTAGTGATTATAAATAAATGGGTCACGTTTCTTTAATTCTTCTATTTTCTTTTTAAATCGTTTTTTTCTTTTTCGTTCTTCAATTAAATTTAGGAACCATTGAATTATTTTTTTCATATTATTTGTGTATTAAATAATTACCCATAACAAGGTAATCCATTTGAGTATCAAAAAAAGTGTCTAAAGCATCTTTCGGCGTTAAAACCATAGTTTTATCTTTAACATTAAATGATGTATTTAAAATGATTGGATATCCACTTAATTTTTCGTATTTCTGTAAAAGATTATAGATTCTTTTATTTGATGTGGTAGATATGGTTTGAATTCTAGCGGTACCATCTACATGAGTTACCGCACCTAATTTTTGTTGATATTCCGTTCTAACTTTAACTACTTGATTCATATATGGTACGTCTCCATCAGTTTCGAAATACTTGTCTTGAGCATCTTGTAATACCATGGGTGCAAATGGTCTAAATCCTTCTCTCTTTTTAATCACTTTATTGATTTTATCCTTCATTTCAACTTTAAGAGGTGATGCAAGGATTGAACGATTACCCAAAGCTCTAGCTCCGAACTCAATATTTCCATAAAACCAACCAATTACCTTTTCGTTATGTATTTCTTCAGCCACCTTACTTAATAACTCTTCCTCACTATTGTATTTTACAACTTTAGATGGATTTATACTTTTAATAACCTTACCATAATCATAATCAGGTCCTAAAAATGGGTTTTTAGTAACTTTTCCTTTAAAAGTGTCATCTGTTTGAATAAGATAATTGACACATGCTCCGATAGATGAACCCGCATCAGATGGTGCTGATGGTATCCATAATTTTTTATAACTTGTATTTTTGGTTATTTTACCATTTGCAGTACCATTATATGCGCACCCACCACTTAAACATAATTTTTTATTTTTACTTTTAGAACTTATATGATTTAGGATATCAAAGAAGACATTTTCATAAACCTGTTGAACCGCATAAGCCAACTTTTCATGTTCTACGGTAATCGGTTCTTTAGTATCCCTTGGTAAAATTCCTAAATGTTCAACCAATTTATAATTAAACATTAATTTATCATCCCTATCCCAACAAAACTTATCCATATCACAATTTAACTTACCCTCTTCAAACTTTATAAGTTTACCTACCAATGTTACGTATTTACTATCTGACCCATAAGAAGCCAATCCCATTACTTTATACTCGCCTTCGTTTGGTTTAAACCCTAAATAAGATGTCATCGCGGTATAGAATAATCCTAATGAATGTGGATATTGAGCTAAACTTTTGTATTTTAATGATTTTTCTTTATGGGAACCATAAGATACCGTATCAATTTCACCTACACCATCCACCGATATCGCATCAGAGTTTAAAAAATCAGAGGTAGCGACAGAATAGTATAAATGTGATTTGTGATGTTCCGAATAAAATATAGTATCCGATATTGTTTTAAGTGATTTATGTATTTTTAACCTATTTGAGGTTATTTCAATTAAAGATTTGATTACATGAATTGGTGCTTTAAAAATATTTGTTTTAAAATTATCCCAAACCCTCTTAAATTTTAATTTAGGTTCTTCATAGTAACAAACTGCGGTTATATCCTCTTTACTGAGTTTATATTTTTTGAAAATGTAATCTATCGTATTTTTAGGAAATGAACTATCATGTTTAATCCCACTAAATCGTTCTTCTTCGCAAGCAAAGAGTAACTTTCCGTTTTTGAATAAACATGCCGATGAATCGTGGTAAAATGCCGAAACTCCTATTATGTATTTATCTTTATTCACTAATCTATTATAAGATATAATCTTCATATTACCAACTAATTTCCCAATCTTTAAAATCTGAGGCTAAACAATCAATTTTATAGTCTTTTCTACCGCCTACAACTTCTTGTATTTTATTTTTAGCGGTATTACGTATCCCATTTAATCCATGTGTTAGTGCCAGTGCTGAGTGTCCTGATGTTCCATTCCTTACATTAGTTTCATTATGCCAGATATGTAAATTCATTTGGGCAAGTACTACAATCGCACGAATTTGCTCACCAGTTATTCTACCATCCGTTTCACTTAGCATTAATTCAATATCATGTACGATTTCACCGATTTCTTTTGCGTATTCTTCTTTATGGTCTGTAATGAACACTTCTTTTAGTTGTGAGATAGATAATCTATCAATTAATTCTGCCAATGTGGGCAAATACTTTCTTTCTTTCATACGATTAGTGTTTATAAACAAACTGGCTTTTTAATTTTAATTTTTTATATAGGTTTACAAAAAATGAAACTATACACCATTTCTCATAATAATTGTTTTAGTTTAATTTTTGCTTCTTCTAATGAAAGAGCCTTATCATCTATAAGTAAATCATAGTGTATTTTTCCCATATATAAACCATTGTGTTTGACTCCCCATTTTTTCAAGCTGTTTAATGTTAAATCATATAGATTTATGTATATATCCTTAACATTCCCATTAAATATATTCATACCTCTTGCGGTGTAAATATATATAGTGTGTCCCTTATCATATAAATTGTTAGAGACATCTATCATTTCCTGAATAGGTTTGCAATGAAGATACTTATCTATACCCAATATTTCTTTATCAGTTGGACGAGTACATAAAGTATCGTCTAAATCAAATGCTATTATTTTTTTATCAACCATTATGGTAAACTATTTAATTTGAATTGTATTTTTTCTTTTATGTTTGAATCAATATTCGGTAATTCATATAAATTATAACAATAATGACCACACACCTGTATTAGTTTATGTTTATCATTTATATCAAAATCAGATTTAACCCATTTTTCCCATTTTTTAGAATTTAAACAAATTTCATAAAACTCATCAATTTGTTGTTCATCCATATGTTCCAAATATGTTAAAGTTTGTATTTGTGCAATTTCAGGTCCTATATTCAAACTATCAACTCCACTATCAAATCTAATTTCCAATTCTTCATTGGTTAAATAATCACCATTATGTTCTTTGGTTTTTTTATTAAATCGTTTACAAATATCAACCATAGATTTTAACCGTTGTAAATTAAAATGACCTGAGTTTTTCATATTAACTAAATCTAATCCAACTCCAGATTGTATTACAACAAATTCTATATTGGAAAATATTTCTTCTTTTAAATTATCATTTAAAAATGTTAATATACTATCCAATTCAAAATCTTCGATACGAATGATTGCTTCTTCGGTTAATATTTCATATTTTAAATTAGGGTTTATATGATACAAATAATTCATAGTCTCAACTGTTTGAGTTATACCTATTTTTTTATCATTTCCCGTAATTTTCCAAGGGTCTATATGAATTATATCAAAATATTTTGCATCATTAATATATGATAGAAATCCATCATCTTCAATTTTTCCTTGATTTGGACCCGAATGGTCTCTTTCTAAGACAATATCACTTTTGTTTCTGACATATTTATAAAATGAAGTAGTGTCCCAACCATTTACATACCCACCATCAACGTCAATTTGTCTTCGTGTTGGTAATAAACCAAATCTATCAGATTGTAACTCTATTACAGAATCTACAATTTGTTTAGACATTGGACATATAAAATATTTAGGAGTTTTCATAATCTACACCTGTGTATAATTTAAATTGGTGTTTAGCTTGTTCTTTGTGTAGCATACTTCCGCTCTCACTTTCGACCAAACAATCTATGTACACATTTGATGAATCGGTCGTTATTGTAAGTGGTGTACAGTTGAAAATAAATTTATTTTTTAAAGTATATAACGTATCCCAATTACCCCTAGTAATATTTTCTACATTTAACCCCAATTCGGTAGCCGCAACTTTAACAGTAGAGGCCAATCCACCATTTCCCAAAACATATAAAGTGTTAAATCCTTTATTATAATGAGTTATAAGTTTTATCGCGGCGTAATAGTCGGTGTTATATCCAACCATTTTATTTGAATCCATTAAAACGGTATTTATATTACCCACTTTTTTAGCTGCATCATCAACTTCATCCATTAAACCAAATGCGGTTACTTTAAATGGCATCGATATCGCACATCCGAAGAACCCCAAAGATTGTGCGGCTAATAGTGCTTCTGTAATGTTTGTCACTGAAAATGATTTGTAAATGGAGTTAATACCATGTTTTTCAAAAGCGGTATTAAAAAATTTACAACCAAAACTACCGGCATTTTCACTTAGTGACCCATATATTTTTGTATCTCTATCTATTACAATCATATAACATTTCTATTGACTTAAACCACAACATATTTCCAAATTTACCATCATGTAATGGTGACATATTTAAAAAAATAATCGCGGTTAATAATTTAACTTTATTTAAATCGAAACCATTTTTTAATATCCACTGTTCGTATATATCTTTAAATTTTATTAGTTCGTCGGATATACCATATGAATAACTTACAGAATATTCTCCACGCATAAATGTGATATTATCATCATTTTTCATTTTATCATATGGGATAATACATCCACCATACATTTTTGCCAAGTCATAATAAACATCCCCACCATCGGTAAACCCTCCAAATGATTCTCTCCAATCGATATATGTGAATTTTTTATCTCTTTTATTATAAACAATATTATCAAATTGTAAATCACCATGAAATAATTTATAGAATGGATTATAATTAAATTGATTAAAATCTATGTCAGAGAATACACTTTCCATTGGTGGATAATCCACACCATTTATGTTATGTGGTAATGTATAATAATCTTTACCGTTCTTATCTAAGAACATGTTTAGTCGTTCGTAAGTTTTATCCACATAAAACTTTTTAATATGCTCTATCGAATTTGGTATTGTGGTAGATATATTTGACTGTAATTCTTTTAAAAAATTATTATATAACTCAAATGAATCTATTTTATATAAAGTTTCACCATCACTCCATTTGTAAGACATAAAATTATTAGTACACTTAAATTCATCAGGTATTTTATCACCTAATATATTAGCCCTAATTATTCTATTATCTAATACTGATTTGTTTGGTGTAAATTTTATAAAAGTATTTCCTTCTTTATATGTTATTTCCGAATTATCTTTTTGTAATGATAGTGGTATATCGTTGAGGTATTCTTTGGTTTTCTTCAAATCGTCTAAATTGCCGGTATCTAACCAATTTATTTTTTTTGCTTTAAATGTAGGATATTTAGATGGAGTTTGAAATGCAGACACTATTTCACCATTTATAATATTGGTTTCCAATTGTTCCCAAAACACCTTATAGTCCCATATTCCAGCTAATCCAATGAATGCCATATTATATCCATTCTCATTTTTATTAGAATATTCTATAATATCGTTTTTTTCTAATTTTACAGTTGAGTATTTTTCAGGATATGAAGTGGGTTGTATTCCTAACCAATTGCCATCTAAATGTGGTATTGTTGAATCGATTAAACAATCGCACGTAGATATATAAAACGGTCTTTGTAGGTGTTCCATACATTTCAATGCAGAATAACCAGGACCTGAATTCAAACCATCTATATTATCAATTTCTACAAATGTAAATTTGTGAGTTGGAAATACCAATTTACAATACTCTCTAACCGAATCTCCTTTGTAACCAATCGCTATAACAAATTCATATTCTTTTGGAAATTTATCGATTATGTGTGAAAGTATTGCACGATTGTTAATAGGTAACAACGCTTTGTTTATCTCTTTAGTTAAACTCTCTAATCTACTACCTAAACCGGCAGCTAAGATTAGTACTGCAGGAGTTTGGTGTTCCCCCTCAATCTTACCATTCGCTCTAGCAAATTCATCATTTATTCTAATAACATCATCTACTTCAGGTGTAGACACTTCTTGTAAGATTATATCAGTTAACGCAATAACTCTATGTTTTTTTGGTGGAGTAACATTAAAATACTCACCTGCTTTCATAATTTTCTTTTCCACAACTCCTTCATCGTTTTCTAACCATACTTCAGCTTCTCCTGAAATAATGAAGTTTGTTTCTCTTTTAAAATTATGATATTGGTATGAGGTTTTGTATCCGGCATTGATGTATATTCGTTTGTAACAATACGCATCATTTAATTCCAACCATTCTTCCTTTCCCCAAGGTTTTATAATTGTTTTCATATGTGTAACTTTTTATTGTAATTATAGTAAATTTTTTATTTTTGCAAATTAACAAGTTCGTTTTCAATATCCGATATGGTTTTGTTTTGTGTATATAAATCATCCCATCGGTATGGTATTCCAATATTTCCATAAATTAATCTTTTATAAGATATACCATTGTTGATTAAAAACTTAGCCATTTCTATTTGCCAATCCAATTCGTTATTTCGTAATCTTTCAAAATAATAATTTACTGCGGTGTCAAATACTGTTGGAGTTGCTATCCAAAACACATCTTCAAATTTATTATTTATTAATTTATTTGCAAAATCCAAAGTGTAGATGGTATTAACATGTTCTGAATTTAGTATGGCATGTATTTCATCATTTAATTTATGTAACGGACTGTATATGAAATCAGGTCTGATTTTTATTACAAAGTCATAGTGTGTGTTAGTTTCCGATTCGTACTGTTTTCTAAGTTCGTTGGATTGTATTAATGAGTGAAATAATGGTTCTATTTGCAAATTTAAATTTGCCCAATCGGTATAATTTTCTATCACGAGTTTTTTAGGTTTCCATATCTCGGAAAACTCTTCGAATAATTCGTTTGGTTCTTTGGATGGTACTCCCGCAATACTTAAATCAGATGAAGTTTGTGTTATACTGTCCCACGTATGAACAAATACATCACACATTTCAATGGTATTACCTATATAATTTAAAATATTTTTAGATACTAATACTCCGGTTCGTAATTGTCCACTAAAACATAAGGCTATTCTCACAGTAAACAAATATACGACATTTTTTAGAATTTTTCAAATGTAACTTTAAATTATTTTAAACAAAAAAAAATACCCATTGATTAGATGGGTAAGTTTTTTATAAATTTAATTATTTAAATAATATCCAAGCCACAATGTAACTTAACTTCATCTTTAAAATGATTTGGATGCATTTCGAATTGAATACTGATTCCTGAACTATCTTTTAATGCGTCATGATAATCTCTGGCGTTAAATACAGTTGCTCTACAAGTAATAGGATGTATGGTATCTTCAACGTTATCATAGATAAATAACGATTTTTCTGGAGAGATTATTAAATGTAGTTTGTAAGTATGTTTCATATATTCATTATATTCATCTCCATATTCACTTTTAATTACCGCATCATAATCCAAATCCAATCCATTATAGATTGGATTCACATCTTCTTCATTTTGAACTATTTTAAATCCTTCTTTTTCAAGTAGTAAATTGTGAATAGAACCATCTAATAATTCTTTATAATTTAATGGTAAAGAATTTACCGCTGTTAGGTTTTTTAATTTTGGTTGCCAATCTTGATGCAATAATACTTGGTTTTCACCTTTAGGTGAAAATCTAATATTAAATGGTGCCCCTTCTTTACTAAATAATTTTATGTATTCTACAGTTAATGGTAGTGCTTCTCTCTGACGGGATTGAAATTCTTCATTAATGTTCCAATCACCTCCGTTAAATCCAACAAACACTTCGGAACCTTCGGTTGATTGCTTAATTAAATAATCCTCCATTTCGGTTAGTGCGTCTGCCAATTTTACCTCATCTATAAATTTTTCTAATGAAATAAATGGTAATTTTATTCCGTTTTCAATTACACCTATCATAATTTTGTGTTTTTAATGTATATATTATCTTACTTGTATAAATATAAGTTCCTTTTTAAATATTATATATTTATTTTAATAAATACACATTTATTTTAAAATAAACAAAAGTTATATGTCTAATAAATGGGATGAGTTTACAGAAACTCCATCAAAAAAATTTGGGTACGAGGTTTCAATGTACCAACCATCTATATTTAGAGAATATAGGGGTGAAATATTTACAACTTTTCATTCAGAACAACATCCTGTATTAAATCAAATTCACCATAATAAAGAAGAACTTTCTATTCATAGTAGATTTTCACGCTCATACAAAGGTGTACTACGTGGATTACATTACGATGATAAAACTTGGAAGTTAGTACAAGCCGTAGTTGGTGATATTTATTTGGTAGTTTTAGATATGAGAGAGCACAGTCCAACTTTCGGCGATTGGGAAAGTTTCATCATAACCGAAAGATTACGAAATCAAGTCTTAGTTCCGCCAGGATTCGCCAATGGACATTACGCATTGACTGATTGTATGTTTCATTATACATTAATGTATAATGGTTCATATGTAGATTCTCCACAACATAAAGTAGTTAAATGGAATGACCCTGAATTTCAAATAGAGTGGCCCACTAATAATCCAATACTTCAAGTAAAAGATAAATGATAAATTATTTAAATAGACACCCGATAGTTAAGGAATCACAATATACTAAAGATGATTTAGTTAAATTTGAACGACTGATTGCCGACCATTGGGATGCGGGTAGGATTAAAGGACCCGTACATTTAGGGGGTGGAAATGAAGATGAGTTAATTGAACTTGGTAAAAGAATTTCAAAAGACGACTGGGTTTTTTCAACTTGGCGTTCTCACTACCATGCATTGATTAAGGGTATTGACCCACAATGGTTAGAAAAGGAAATATTAGAAGGAAGGTCTATTACAATTGTTAATAAAGAACAAAAGTTCTATTCATCAGCAATAGTTGGTGCAATCATACCAATCGCAATTGGAGTTGCTATGGTTAATATGATGGAAAACAAAAATGATAAAGTTTGGTGCTTTATAGGGGATATGGCGTTTGAAACGGGCGGATTTTATGAAATGCACAAATATGCACAACGATACGCATTACCAATACAATTTGTGGTAGAAGATAATGGTGTCTCAACCAATACTCCAACTGATGAAACGTGGAATGGTGTTAAAAGGGATGTACCTTCTGATGTTATTTGGTATTCATATGAAAAACAGTGGCCGCACTACGGAACAGGAAAATGGGTAGTGTTTTAATTACAGGTATAGCAGGAATGGTTGGTTCTCATTTAACCGATTTTCTATTAGAAAATACGGATTGGAAAATCTACGGATTTTGTAGATGGAATGATAACTTAGAAAATATAGAACATCTATCTGATAGAATTAATAAAAAGGATAGAGTTGAATTAATATATGGCGATTTGAATGATTTGACATCTATTATTAATGCTGTGCACATTTCAAAACCGAATTATGTATTTCATTTAGCAGCTCAATCATATCCTCAAACAAGTTTTATTGCACCAAATGAAACACTGAATACTAATATATTGGGTACAACAAATTTGTTAGAAGCATTAAAGAATTCTGATTATAAAGATTCTATAATTCACATTTGTTCCTCATCAGAAGTATTTGGTAAGGTACCCAAAGATAAATTACCAATCGATGAAGAATGTAGTTTTCATCCAGCATCTCCATACGCTATTTCTAAAGTTGGTACAGATTTAATTGGTAGATATTATGCTGAAGCATTTAATATGTGTGTAATGACAACACGTATGTTTACTCACACTGGTCCAAGACGTGGTGATGTATTTTCAGAATCAACATTTGCTAAACAAATTGCAATGATTGAGGCGGGAATGCAGGAACCTAAAATATATGTTGGAAATTTAGAATCACTCAGAACATATGCCGATGTTAGAGATGCTGTTAGGGCGTATTATATGTTGGTAACAATTAATCCAATTGGTGGAGAATATTATAATATAGGTGGTACACACACTTGTAAGATATCGGACATGCTCAACTACTTATTAAGTAAATCCACTATACAAAATATAGAAATAGTTACAGATGTTAGTAGATTAAGACCTATTGATGCTGATTTACAAATACCAAATACTAATAAATTCAAATCTCACACAGGTTGGGAAGTAGAAATTCCATTTGAAAAAACGATGGATGATTTATTGGATTATTGGAGAAATAAAATTAAACTAGGTAGAACCTTTTTAAACAGATAATATGAGTGCACCAGAATATACTCCGTACAAAACAGCATTAATGAACTCTATGCAATTCTTAGGAGAAAAACATGATACCGTTTTTGTTGGCCAACAAGTTAAGTGGCAAGGAAACCCAATGAGTACAACAATTCAAACTGTACCAACCGAAAAATTATACGAACTTCCAGTAATGGAAGAATCACAAATGGGAATTAGTTTAGGTATGGCCATGGCGGGAAAATTTGTAATAACTTTTTATCCGAGATGGGATTTTCTTATATGTGCAACAAATCAATTAGTAAATCACGTTGATAAAATAGGTTTGATGAGTATGGGCACTTGGAAACCTAATATGATTATAAGAGTTGGTAAGGGTAGTGATAAGCCTTTAGACCCAGGGTATCAACATAAAGGTAACTATTTTGATGAGTTCAAATCAATGTGTCCAAACATACAATTTCATAATTTGATTAGTCATGCTGATATTGAAAGTGTTTATAAAAATGCCTATGAGTTAGGTGGGATTAATCTAATAGTTGAATATCCAGAATTATATTATATTAATTAATCTTTTACAGATTTGATAAATAAAATGATGTTAAATCGTTATATATTTAAAGGCGGAACTAGTTGGTTAAAATGGTGAGGTATTTATATCATATGAATACCATGCATCTAAGAAAGTTTTATATAAATGATATTGTAATAATTGCCCCTCTTAAGTCCGCAACTCGGTGGTTAAACGACCGGTCACAAAAATCCGAATTCATTCATATTGATGATTTAAAATCACAAACACAACAACCCTGTTATTTTTTATATAGAGAAGGTCGTAGTCATTTGGAGTCCGCATTACATACGGATTACATTATCAACGAATTCGATTTGGATAAAACGTTACATATGATATTAAACTATGAATCTCCTCATTGGAGGGGCGATTTATATGAATATATCCATAGGGCGTGGTGTTATAATAAATTTAAAATGGTGGAATATACCAACGTATCTGAATTAATTGGCAATTGGGATGTTAATACAAATCTATATAATTTCTCAATGAACTCTAATCCTATAACAAAACGTGACGTATTGGATATGGTTGACTCAAAAACTCTATCAACATTATATACTATGGCAGATAATAACAATTATTGGTTGGAACAAATACTTAATGGTAATGATATGGTTTTATCAAAAAACATTGTCGATTATGAGGAAAATCGTAAAGATGTTTTACAATCACAAATTGGGTTACAATTACGACATAAACTGAATGAGTTAACTAGAACGAATAGTATATTAAAACATAGAATAGAATATGTCGAATCGGTAATAGGAAAACCACCTACTAAACTAATTTAAATAACTATCAATAGATATATAAAAATTTTCTTAAAAAACGACTCATACCCCAACTATGAAAAAAATATGGTATTTTGGTGATTCTAATACAGAAAGATATAATCTTAATTATCCATGGGCAAGTAAGTATATAGAGTGGAAAGGATATACCCCTAAACATTGGACAGAGGTTTTATCTGAACGTATGGGGTTACCTTCTCACTATTTAGGAAAAGGTGGTTGTGATAACTACACCATCTTTGATGCCTTAATAAATAACTTGGATAGGATTTCAGATGAAGATATCGTAATTATAGGATGGACTATTCCAATTAGAGGTAGGATTGTCAATTTGGATACAAACGAATGGTTTACAATTGTACCTATGTGTAATCCGAATTTAAAATGTATTACAAACGATGCTATACTACAATTAGTTTCATTGAGAGATTCAAAATTATATACAGATGAAGTATTAGGTTGGCAGAAATTAATTAAAAGAGCTCTATTGAATAATAAAATAATTTTTTGGTCGTATTTTCCCGAGTTTGCCGATAAAGGATTGGTTGATTATAAGTATTGGTTGGGAGAATCACCAATACTTTCTATACGAAGTGAAACAAATGGAGTAATAAAAGACGAACATTTTGGAGAAAATGGTAATTTAGTAATCGCAGATGTTATGTATGAATACATTACTCAAAATACAAATCAGTTACAAAAAATTATTTAATTTTATCTTTTACAAATTCGTAGAATGAATTGGCAAATTGTGTATGCCAATTTTCTCCAGGATGTTCTAAATCTCTACCCATTAAATCGTTTTTATAACAATCGGTTGGTTCAAAAAATGTATCGTAATTTATAGTAGAGTTTAAGTGTGGTTTTAATTCTTTAAATACATTATAGTAATAACCAGCAATAGTGTGATATACTTTTATATTATGTAGTTTAGCAATCGTTTCTACAAACGTATATGCTTCCCAAAATATCATCAAATCCTGATAATCGTTTCGTAACTGAATAAATAATACATCTTCGTCATCATTTTTCCAAACAATATCATTTGATTTGGCAGGTCTAAATCCACCTACTTTTTTAAATATACCATCCTCTTTTAAATAATCACGTCTACTAAAACCAGGCCACATTATAAATACAACATTTGGCGTAAATTGTGATGAAACGAATTTATGGAATGTCTTTGCAATAAATGAAGTAGATATTCCATAGTTTCCATAATTAAATAAACTTCCTTTTCCAATTTTATTAGATAGTATAGTAGGCCAAATTAGTTCGTTCTTAACACCAACACCCATAGTCCAAGAACATCCTAATGTCAATATATTATAATCCGTTTTAGAGGTTAGAGAGTTGGAACGATATCCATGCTCATTCATATTGTAAACTATACTACCATCATCATTTAAATCAGTCGCAATCGTTGTTAACGATTTATTAATGTAATTGGAATTTATAATTATATCGTTAGATAATATGTTTTCTGCTCGAATCATTCTAATATATTTGGTTTATTTAAGAAATATTATATTAGTTTTGAGGTGTTATTTTTATAAGTTCAAGTATATCTTCTAAGTAATATTTAGTATCCGTTTCTAAAACTATTTTGTATTTTTTAAGTTTTATAAATAAATCATTTATAAAATAATTTCCATTTGTAAGTTCAGGAGAAGAATAATAATAATTTTCTAATTTACATATTTCTTCTAACATTTCTTCCTTATTTAATTTCAAAACGCCCTTTTCTACAAAATCATCACGTAATAGTAAATACCTATCCGTATAGGAAAATTTTAAACTTTCTATATTTTTTTCTTTTAAATAATATATCAAATTTATATAATCTTTATTATCGTAATATTTCATAAGAACCCACAGATAATCGGCGGCCACATCCATTTCTTCTGATTTTGAAATAAAAAATACATCTGTTGATAAAGGTGTGTTTTTTGATATAGTATCCGCACCATAATACCATTGATTTGTTTTAAATTGGTTTTTTTCAGTTGTTATTATTTCTTGAAGTAGTTCCGATGGTGTGTGGTAATTTAGTATCAAATCCATTCTTAGTTTTAAGACATAATCGTATTTAAAATTATTTTCTAATTCGTATTGTTTTTTTAATTCAACACTTTTCCAAAATGAATACCACAAAGGTTGTATTCCATAATTAACAGTATTTACATAACCTACGGTTTTATTATCTACTATCATTTTTTTGGGAGAATATAATTCCTTAAATTTCTCAAATTTTTCTGCCGGTTCTATTGTTGGTTTTTTTGAAATTTTAGAAAGATTATATGATTTATATTCACAAAAATCCCAAGTGTGCATAAAAAAATCACAACAATTATAAAGTTCTCCAAATATTTCTCTAATGTTTTGATAATTTTCAACACCAGTTCTTATTTGCCCACTAAAACATACGGCTATCTTCATATTTTTTTACTAATACACAAAAAATACTTCATCCTTTTTTGTATCTTGTTTAACTTTATAGTTTTGTAATTATTTTAAACCAATTTGTATATAAAATTGTTAAATTCTTTTATTAAATCTTCACCAAATAATTTTGTTTGGTTATAATTTAATAAAGTTTTATGATTGTGTATTAGTATTTCTTCCATAGACCAATACCAATTATGAATTTCTTCTTTCGATAATTTACATAATCTATTTATTTCATCGTTAATCATATTAATTCTTACACTCTCATCCGTTTCGTTATCATAACTTTCATCTATAAACCCATCAAATGTTTTAAATCCGAGTTCTTTTAACAATTGTAACGCCCCAGGAAATGCCACAAATAAAAATGGTTGAAAATTTATTATTGGTTTAAATACTTTTTCAGTTAAAGATTTATTTTCTTTATTAGTATATGTCTCGAAGCATATTTCAAAGTATGAATCTGTATGAGGTTTGAAGTGAACATCCGTCCACGCGTTTACTTTGGTATAATCCGAATCTCTTTCACTTTTTAATAAATGAGGCGCTGTATCGTATATGTTTTTTATCTTATCTAAATGTATATTTTTTAAATTATATTTATTAATCACATGTTCAGCGGATTCTGTATTATATCTAGTGCTTTTTGTTAAAAATGACCAATCACCATATTTTAATAAATCATCACTCGCGATTTTATATAAAACCGCCAACCTATGTTCTCTTGTACATCTAATTTTCATTAAAAAGTGGTTATCACGAATTACTCCTTTTGTATTATAAAAATCGGTTTCATTCATACAAACTTTTAAATTGTTTTCTATACAATCTTTATAATACCAAGAACTATGGTCTAAACAAAATGGTAAATTTCTAACTGACAATTTTTGTTCATTTTGTGGAAAATAACTTTCATATAGTTCCCTTGCATTGAAACTATTTACTCCCATTATAATACTGCCATTGGGTATACCACTACCATTTAAAGAAGTATGTATATCCATATAAGTAGATTTATCTACAAACGGCTCCATTGAATAATCTATAAAAATTTTGCATTTTCCATGTAAAATAGATTCCATTGCTTTTTTAGAAATAAATTTCCAAAAATGTTCTCCTTGCATTTTTTTAGAATGTCCTGGGTTTATCCCTATAAATTCTCCTAAAACTGCATTTGGTTTTATAGGATAAATAAACCCATTTGCGTTTCTTTGAGTAAAATATAATGCGTTTTCAGTATAATCTAATACACTACCATATACTTGCGCCTGATAAAAATATCCGGTTCCTGAATTTGGCATACTTCCCAATTGATTATCAAACATTTCACCTAAAGAAATATATTGTTCAAATGCCGTAGCATTTTGAGCTTTCAATGAGTGCATTGATGCCATATAGTTTATGATTCCCAATTCGGTCATCGTTGCATTTGGCAGTATAAATGTTGGAAACACATAATCAAATACAAAATTAATTCTATGTTTCATATTATAATAGTTCTAAGTTTATAGATTTATCAAATGGGGCTTTTATATGATTAAAAAAAGATTTTGCCTGATTTTCAAAAGATGAAAAATCAAAAATATTCTCAGCTAATTCATATCTTTGTTTTGTATATTCTGTATCAAATTCTGAAAAATATTCTTTCACAAAATTATAATGTATTAATTGTTTAGGATGCGAATCCTCAAACCCATTTTTATATTTAATAGGTACATTGTTTGTGTCTGTAAATTTATTTTCTCTCCAACTATCAAATGAAGTGGAATTTGTCAATTTTGTTGAAAAATCATTGTATAATTTATTTATGTACTCCGTTCTATCAGATAGTATCCCATCTAATGATGTATAGTTTTCCATACTACTAAATAACTTATTTTTAACATTTTTTTGTTCTAATATAGTTTTAATAGTAGTAATAGAAATCCAACTATTATATATTCCCCAATCACTACTCCACATATTTTTTACAAATCCTTCATCAATTCCGGGATGATAAACGTTTCCATTACAAACCCATCCATCATTATGAAAATATGAAAAACGATTCATACCTGTAAATAATACAGCGACGTAATCTTCACTGTTTATATTTAATAAATTATCTACTTCCACAAATTTATTTAATATGTAAGTATTACAACTCCCACCTTTACCAAAATTGTAATATTCATCGAAGTTTGCACCTATTAAATCCGCCCACGTAGCATAATTGTATCCAGTATAACTGCATCCAAAAGCAAAAAATCTACCTTTATTACCACCCATTGTTTTTAATTTTTCTTAATACATTTTTATACGCAACTTTTTGTCCTTCCGCTGATGTATGTAGTGTATTTAAATCATCGGGATATTGTTCGGATAATACATACCAATCTACATTTACTAAATTTTCTTTTGAGATGTATGTAGTAAACTCCGCATCAGATGTTAATATTAAATGATTTATTCCTTTATTTTTTAATAAATTATGTGCCATCACCATTAATCCCATATCGTATTGTCTTTGAATTTGGTCATCAAATATTTCCGCGTAGAAATTTCTAAGTAACTTCATTCGTTCTGGTCTTTCTTTTTTAAATTTAAGAAAATAATCACCAGCCCCTCTTTTTTGTGTTAGCACGTTATCAACATAATCAACTACACCATAATAATTTTCGGTGAGCATCTGCCCATTATATTGAGGGTCATCTTTCATAGGATTTTCCAAAAGATATGGATAAGTATCTTTTCCATATGGTGGATATTGGTGATAATTTACATTTGATAAATGTAAATGATTATGTACGGGAGTTATGTTTTCTGGAAACCAATCAACTCTATTATACGATGTTACTCCGATACATATTAAGTCTATATCGGGGTTTTTTTCAATTACATATTTTACTTGTAATAAAATGGATAGATTTGTACTTGAACCCTTTGAGTAGTTTACAACCTCTTTATCCAATTCTTTTGCCAATAACGCACCATATGGTTCATTTTTTAAATCGTGACATCCAATTCCAATACTAAATGAATCGCCACATACAACTATTTTACCCATTATAGTAGATTATTTGTTTCTATGTAATTTTTAAGTTCCTCTGCCCATACCTTGTGTGATTCAGGAGAAGGATGCCATCCATAATAAACAGGTTCCACATTTGCCTTTTCCATAACTCTTTTAAATGTGTTATCAGGTTGGTCCTTTTTATAAAACCTAATAGGGTCTATTGTATCCCAAGCTGAAACATATTCGTTTTGATACATATTCCTACCTTTAGTAGTAGATATTTGATATGGCGAACCATGTAAATTTAATGGAAGTAATTCATTTCTAACATCTAAATCATTCCAATCTTGTGGATTTCTTCCAGGCGTTTGGTAGAATGAGTTATAACACATCCATTTTATATTATGTGCGTTACAAAAGTTTTGTAGTTGTAATACGTTCATTACATATCTAGGTAAATATTCTTCAGGATTCCATAAATAAGTTACATAAAAATCCCAAAATTCTTTTTGTTGTGGTGCATCAAAATGTTGCACTTGTGGCCATAATCTGAATTTGGTATCTATCTTATCATCCTTATACCAAAAATGATTTCTTTCGGGAGATGACCATCCAACTATTACAAATAAATTATCGGTTGGGATACCCTTTGCTAAATAATTTGAGCTTATATAGGTTATAGTCCTATTTACAATCGTACCATTATCATCTGCAGGCCAAGCTAAGTTAGTAACCTCCGCATCCATTATTTTGGCTAAATGAGTTGTAAATATTTTCGGTACTCTAAACTCATCATTTTCTTCCATCCAATCGTATTTACCAGGATGGACCGTTCCATCGTATCTTTTACTAATTTCCGGGTCAGCTATTTCAGAACCAAATACCCAACTATCACCATCACAAATAATTTTTAATTTTTTTTCCATTATATTATTTTTGCTTTAAATGCCGTTTCTAATGGCTCTTGATATAATTTATTAAGTATTACTTTAGAAAACTCCCGATGACCATTATATGACCAGTGTGCATCAATAATTTCACCATTACTATGTTCTTGAATTCTTTCATATATATTTTTGTCCATATGGTTGAGTACATCCCAATATATACATTTTTTCACACCTTTTAGTAAAAATAGTTTTTTAAAAAAATTAAATCTATTATCAACTCTCATATCATTTAATTCATTATCCATTAACCAAGTATTATATAATATACTATCTATTTCTGAAGTATCGTATTCTTCATATTTTAATGTTTCCTCTGACTGAGGTGTTATTGTTAAAAATTTTCTAAGATATGGTTGATCTTTTTTACGCCTTGGAGCTATATCAAATCTATGTGTGAATGTTTTTTGAAGAATGACAATGTCTCCTTCCGAAACCATGTCAAATATTTCCATTATATTATCAAATATAACATCGTTAGATATCGCACCCATTCCGTGGTTACGCAATTTATATCCTATTTCATTAGCTACAATTTCCGGCCATATTAAATCTTCTTTTGATTTTTTGTAGTTTAGTGGATATTGTTCATTGGGTAAACACCCATTTCCATATGTAAATGAGCATCCAAATACGAATAGTTTGTTCATACTATTTTTTTATATTTTATATTATTTATTATTTCTTCTGCAAACATTCTATGTCCTTCGTAAGACCAATGGGCGTCGTTTATCGTTTTATCCGCCTGTTGTATGATTTGATACTTATCTTCGTAGTCCATCCAATCCCAAATCATACACATACGTACTCCTTTATTTAGAATTGATTTTTTTATAAAATTAAATAATCCTTCTGTCTTTTTAGAGAATGCAATATTATCGTTTATTACGGAAACCATACACAACGCATTAGCTTCTTCCTTAGAATATCCCTCATATAATAGTAAGTCATATGTATGTGGTGTTACCGTAAATAGCGTATGTTGTAAACTTTTTGGTTGCCTAGTGGCTGCTTCAAATCTATATGGAAATGTTTTTTGAATTATTACAAAATCATCTTTTTGTATTAATTCGAAATTTTCTATTACACTATCAATTATTCTACCATTTGATTTACCAGGCTCTCCAAAATTATATAATTTTAAATTTAATTCTTCTGCAAGTATTTCTGGCCAGATTAAATCTTTATCAGATTTTTTATATTTTAATGTATATGGTTCACCTTCTAAACAACCACTACCCTTTGTAAAGGAACATCCAAATACGAATAGTTTATTCATCTTTTAATATAAATTTTATTAATTTTTCACAATTATATGGTTTATTTAGATAACCCATGAATAAATTATAGTTAGATTGCATTTTATCACCATACATCATCTTTAATTCTAAATGAGTTTTGTCTAAATTGTACTCATTAATTTTATATAATTCTAAAATATACTCTATACTTTTAAATATAGAATTTTTCATATTAGAAGAAAGTTCATCCATAAACTTTGTTTTAGAAAAATCAAAGAATTCTGAGTTTAAAAACCAAAATCCCATTTCATGTAACTCTATAAAATTTATTGGATTCATATCTATAATGAATGGTATATCCATTTTAGAATACAATATAGCTTTTAATGTTTTTTCCGTAATATATTGTCTATTGATACTTTGATATGGAAATATGAACTCTTCAAAATTGGTAGTTTCGAATGCAAATGCACAAACAGATGTTAAATAATCCAAATACGATGTGATGTGACACGCTGAGTCCCAAGTAGGGTTGTGTAAGCAATTAAATTTTGTAAAAAAATCGGGTCGAGGATATTCTTTATATATTTCCAATAATTTGGTATCTATCTCTTTATTTATAAATTCGGATTTGATATCATCATACATTCTATCTCTCAAAACTTTGTAATTCTTTTTTAAATACATTCCAATTAAATTTTGCTTTTTAACATCTAATTGTTTATATGGATAAAAATCAAATCCGTATTGGTAGTATGAGTATATTAAATTTAAAAATGGCTCGTAATAGAAATTAGTATCTGTATAACTTACATTGCTGCACGATATTACTTTCTTATCTTTTAGAAACTCTCTTAGTGTATTATTTTTTGTGTGAATAGCCTCACTTACATTTAAATAAATTACTTCTAAAATAGTTTTATCTATTTTGGTAAATTCATCATTTTGAATTCCTTCTATGAACAATTTTCGGGTAAATAAAAATACTTTATCATATCCATTTTGCTCTCGTTGTTGTTTTGCAAAATTTATGTACCCATCTATATTTGTATATTGATGTGTTACAAACTTAAAATCAATATCAGTATCTTCAAATTTAAATTTATAAAACTTATCAATATTTTCTAATGTTTGCATTTCTTCTTCATACCAACGTGATATTGGGATTTGCGGGGTATCATTTGGATTTATCTCAGCAACTCCTCTCTCAACGAGATATGGCATAAAGTATGATAACATCATACCATCTATCAAACTATTTGCAATAATTAAAACTTTACCCATTATATAATTCTACTATATTTTTTTGTAGTATTTTTACCATATCCATTGTCATACCAATCCCAATGTAGTTCTTGTATTTGTTTCCAATCATTTATACTATGTAATCCCATGTCATGTGCAACCTTTCTAACAACGTAGTATGGTGTTGCATGGTCTGCATATGGATGAATGTTCCAATTAGTCAAATATTTATATAATAATGTACCAGGCCCATAATAATACTCTGGATTATCTACAAATTCTTTTCTTTGTTTTTGAGCCAAACCCTTATCCATTATATCAATATACCAAAAATATATATTTGATAATAAATCCATTGTGGGGGAGTCCGAATAAAAAAATACATCATCAAAACAACTTTGATTAAATTCAGTTGGAAATCTAGTTGGAGTTGGAGAAGACGCATAGGCTGTTAAAGGTCTTAATACGTGCGGATAAAATTTTGAAATGGGTGCGCCATATCGGTTTACACCTTCTTGCGGAAAATTTATATCAAGTCTACTCTTAACGACCATATCATATACAATATTGTTTTCTATTTCATATTTTCGTTTTAAATTAATGCTACGCATAAAACTATAAAACAATCCAGACCAAGCGTGTATATGTTCGTTGGGTACATACTTATGGTACTCCATTGCTGCCGGTATAAATGTTAACATTATATCATCTTCTTCGGATATATTTTCTATTTTATAATCTTGGGCTTTCCATCGTGGCTGTGTTTTATCTCTATAACTATTGGTGTCCCAAGTGTGAATAAAATAATCTACATGTACTCTAATACCTGTTTCATCATATATTTTTGGATTGAAATAATTTAGAATATTATCACTAGCGGTTTTCCAAGTTCTTGGTTGTCCGCTTAAACAAACTGCTATATTAAATACTTTTGTCATATTATCTTTTTACTTCTGGGTCTATTTTTACTTTTGATGAACCGATGTGAAACATTCTTGCAAAATACACTAACATTTCTTCTATTCTAAAATCATCTCTAAATATAAAGGGGTCTAATTGTGGTAACCAATTATATAAGGATGATATTAAGTCATACGTTTCAGAGTCGGAATAAAAGAATATGTCACCAATTGCGTCGTATGGTATTTCATCGGTTTGAAATCCGTGGCAAGAGTAAATTGTTCTTGGTTTAGGTATAGTAAATTCTTTTCCCAATATACGTCTATTTAATTCATCAAAATGTAAATCGGGACGTAATCTAACACACATATCATACCTAAATCCATTATCTAATTCATATTGTTTTTTAAGGTAACCCGCCACCATAATTCCATATAATTGACTAGCGGACCAGCTTAATGGGCACCATTTTGTTGTTTCTAATCTAAATTGGGTTCTCCTATCTAATTCATCTTTAAGAGATAAACTTTTAGCCTCACTTTCAATTAAAAATTGAATTGGTTTAATTGTGTTAATATAATCGGAAATCTCTTCGGAACTTTGATGGGTTGCCGGTGGTGCTATAAATCCTTCCATACCATATCGTTCTCTAGTCCACACGGAATATGGTTTACTATTAAAATCCCATGTATGAATAAAATAATCTACCTCAACATCTTTCCCTTCTAAGTCTTTATTTTTCTTTAAAGTATCAAATAGTAAATTCCAACTTTCAAAACATTGTTTCCAAGTTCTAGGTTGTCCACTTAAACAAACTGCTATTTTCATAATTGTTTTTTTAAATCTTCCAAATAGTATTTAATAGTACTATCTAAGTAAATTCCTTTATTGTTTAATTCCATAGTAAAATCTTTAATAAATGATTTACTTATTGGAGAAACTTCTGGTGATGTAAAATAATAACTTTCTAAGTTATCTATTGTTTCAAACGTTTTAGAGTTTACTGGTATAGTATAATCAATTTTATTTAAATAATCATCTCTCAATAATAAGAACTTATCTATAAATGGAATCGCCCTTGTTTGTATATTATTTCGTTTTAAATATTCAGGCAAATTGATATAATTGTCGTTATTATCGAAGTTTTTTGCCATCTCCCAAAAATAATTAGAGGCGATATTCATTTCTTTTGATTTTGAAATAAAGATAACATCATATGCTAATCTATCTTTTATCGTTTGCTCCGGTGATTGGTGATAATTGTTTATATAAAATATATTATTTTCTATTTTTTGTATTTCATCAAATAGTGTAGATATATCGTCTTTTAATTTAATGATTATATCATATCTAAGCTTTATAACATAATCATATTCAAATCCGTTCTCTACCTCATAACGTTCTTTGTATTGAACGCTTTTTAGAAATGAGTACCATAATGGTTCGAGTGCAAATTCTTTTGATATGGTGTATCCAAATGAGTTATCAGGTGAATCTATGTGCATATGTTTTGGTAAATACAATTCACGTATTTTATTAAATTTACTCACATCTTCTTTTATTGGTGATTTACATACATTTGATGTATTATACGTTTTATATGAACAATCATCCCAACAATGCATAAAAAAGTCACAATAGTTATACAACTCACCTAAAAACTCTTTTATATTTAAATGGTTTTCAACTGCGGTTCTAACTTGTCCACTCAAACAAATTGCTATTCTCATATTAGTATTGTGTTACATTTTTTACATATAGTTGTGGAAAGTTTCCATTAAAGGCGTAGTTCCATACCTTATATTGATTCATTTTTTCAAAATCACAAAAGAATGTGAATTCTTTAGTTAATTCCCAATTTTTTTTAAAAATTAAATTATCTTCAAATATCGTTTCACAATATTTCTTTTTATAATTTTTAATTATGTCTTGAATTTTATTATTATCTAACGCCTTTCGTATAGAAAACGCTAAATCGTATTCGTATTCTCCATCTTGTATCGCTCCCTCGGTTAACATACTACCACATCCAAACCAATATGGTGAGTTGTCATACAATGCAGGTAACTCGTCTTTTGTATAATTTAATTCACCAACCACATTACCATTATAGTAACATATCATCTTTCTTTTATATGAATTGTGCACTAAAGCTAATTCCATAAATTCATCTAAATCAACATCCTCAATTTTATAATGTACTTGTTTAACCCCTATTTTAGGAGAACTTGTACTATTATCCCAAAACCAATATGAGTATTGTATATATGTTGCAAATTCGTATTCATCTTTTAATGCAGATATACCAGAATGAGCGCCATTTCTACTTATTATGAACGAATCCGTCTGAGTCAACACATCTGAATTTACTTTTACTTTAACAAAAATAGTAAAATCATTAGCCATTGAATCATCCGAGTTATCATCATCAAAATACCCATTTTTAGGGTTTATCATAAAAATATTATCTTTATTTATCTTTAAACTCATAGTTTTATTGTTTTACAAAAATTATAAAATTCTTCCAATTCTGGAAAGGTTTTGATAAAATTAGTTCCTCTTCTCTTATCATGTTCTTCAAAATGTTTAGCAAAATTATATTGATTTTGAAGTTTCATTCTCTCGTCTTGTGGGGCTAACATCCAATCATAAATTCTCCTTACCTTTTGAACCTCCACGTCGGCATATCCAATGTGTCTCGCGTCAAATGATGGTGCCGAAAGAAACGATATTAACTTAGCTTGGTCTAAAACGTGGTGAGAAAAATCATATGGTAGAACCTGTACAGTTTGATGTGTGGGATATCTTAAATATGATGAATCTAAAAACGTAGCAGAATTCCAATACCTATCGGTACTAGCATATGTTTGTTTTAATTTATAAACTTCAGTTATGAACTTACTATAATTGAACACACTTAGTGCATTATATGTTGACATAAAGGTTATAATAGTTCTGTTAGATGATGCCAATATTTTATTAACGTTATCCCAAAAACTATTAAACTCTAATCCAGTTCTAATGTATTCCGCTTGTTCACCCCAAGTATCGGTAGATGTGAAAATAATAATTTCCTCAACTCTACCTTCATCTTCAATTCTCTTTATCTTTTCAATAAGTTTATCAATTAACACATCAGGTACACCTAAATTAGAATTAATTGCTAATTTCAATTTTCTATTTGGGTTTGGATGCTCTATGATGTAATCCAATACCTTAAAGGTATCTTTACTCATAAGTGGTTCACCTCCTGTTATCCTAAACGTATGTAGCTCCTGATATAATTCAGGCCACCACTTCCAAAATGCTTCGGTATATGGGTTATATTCCGAATGTTTAATTGGCATTTTATTCTCTTTAATCATCCATTGAATATCATTGAAAGTATCGGTAGTAGGGTACCCTCCGTGTTTTTCAATTTCCTCTACCCATTTAGAGCTAAACGATGGACCACAATACATACACTTAAAATTACAAGCGTTACTAAATGCAACCTCCACATATTTTGGATTATAATCGGCTCTCCAATCGGATTCAAATATTTCTTCTTTATATGGAAAAGACCAACTTTCAGCAGATTTAAATACTCTATCTGAAAACCTATCCGAATTATCTTCCACATTCCAACAATAATCACATTCAGAAGGTCTTATTCCTTGTAACATTTCCTTTCTACGAAGTTTCTTATATTTCGTATTATGAAGTGCGGATGGATTTCTCGCTATTTCAGTTTCGGATATTTTATGAGTGACGGGGTGGTGACATGAATGATTATGGCCACTTTGTAGTTGTAAGGTTACTTGTGTCCATTTAGCCAAACACATTCCATTTCCAACCGAATCCAAATCTTTTTTCATACTAACATAAAAAGGATTTTCTAAATTTGTTTTTTTATCTGCCATAATTATATTTTAACGTTTATCATTTTGTGTTGATTATTTATAGTATCAATCGATACCAATTCGTAATTTATTGAGTTAATTCCATCTGATTTGTAATCAATTTTTCCTTGTTGCATTTGTAAAATATAACGTTCTTCATTTTTTGCCGTGGTTTCACCTTTTGCCCACTTATCAATTCCGTCAACATTGATTAACCCTTCATCTTCATGTGGTAGACATTCAAATCTACCATTTTTTCTATATGGTAATATTGTATTTGGTATAATAATTGAATCGGTTATTATTTTTACATTTTGCATTTCAAGATTATCTAAATCTTTACTAAATTCCAAATCTAATATTAAATTTTCATTGGATGTTTCTTTGTGAATATTTTTAATTTCAGTTTTTGATAAGCATCTATCCCACATTTTTATTTGCGAAATATATCCTTTAAAATAAGTTTCACCATTTCCATCGGAATATCCTACTTGAAACGGTTCCATACCATATTTTTTCAATGGTTCGGTATATTGTAGTGGTGAATCTGTCCCTGTTCCCAACTTGGAATCACTTTCCTCACCATTTAAATAGAAATGAATTAACTTTTTATCTGTGTTTACAGACAATGTTATCCAACTCCATTGGTTTTCATATCTTTTAATCCATTGGTATAAGTGAGTTTTATTTCTATCCCATAACATAGCCGTATACGCTCTACTATTGTTAAATGACAACCCCCAATCATATCCTGGTTTTCTAAATATTGGATATTCTACAAATTGTCTATTAGAATCCCCTATTAACCAAATTGGTACTTTTTCTATTTGTTGGTCGGCCTTCACTAAGACAGAAATCGTATGCGAATTTGATATCGCATTTCGTTGTTCTCTATTTGGTCTAAATGTTATTTTAGAGTCTAACCCATTAAAGTACGCAACATTAGTTTCGTGTTTATAATCCAATGTAATACCTTCTGTATACCCTTCCTGAACACATCTCCAAAATAAATCATCGTCTTCCATCCCCCAATCCCAATACTCATTAGAGTAACCATTGGTTTTTTCAACTTGCTCTTTTGTAAAAAGAATAACCCCCCCAAAATATTCAGGATAAGACATCCCATAATTATATTTTGAAAGTTCAGTCGCTATGTGAATAGGATTATCTTTCGGATAACTATAATCACACTCCTCATTTGGAATCATATCAACATCGTGCCAAGCAATATAATCACAACCATCATCAAATGCATGTTTTGCTGCGATATTTTTCATTGTTCCACGGTTAAAAAGTTTATCATCAACTTGGTGTGCAACATAAAAAGAATGTTCAATACCCTTTTCATTTAAATGTTTTGATAAATGAGGTATTAATTTTTCTAAGTGTTCTTTTCTATCTCTATATGGTATACAGATTCCTAATTTATGCCTCATATCCCAACGTTAACCTCTAAAATATTGTTATTGTGTATTCTACCATGTTCGACGTATTCTAAATTGGATAAACCATCATTTTTCATTAACTCATAATTTAAACTAACTTCATTATGGTATCTTAATTGGTTCCATCTTGTCGCCTGGTCTTTCCATTTATTACCCAAAAAACCATTTTCTTCATGTTTAAGTGATTTAAATGTGGAGTTTCTTCTGTGTGGTACTTTCACTTCGGTATATTCGGGGTAATTCTCTGTTAATATTTGACAATTAACAATTTTACCGTTATTCCCATTTTTTGTTAAGTCAACGAGTTCGTATTTTTCAATAAAATCCGCATCATAATATAAACGAAGACTTTTATTGGATTTATAATCTCCAAAAGATTCTGTTAGATAGTTATCTTGATTATTTGATATAGATAAAATTTCTTTATCAGTTAATAATTCGTCAAAGTAAGCAAAAGAGTTTATATTTCCCTTGAATAGGTTTGGTATAATCTCCCTATTTGGATTTCCAGCTCCAATATAGAACTTAGGTCCTTTCCTATAAAAAAACAGTTTTTTAAATTTTTCTGTTTGACCTAACTCAACACCATCTTGGTACACCTTAATAAAATTTTCGTCTCTATTTAAAACAACAACCACATTTGTTTTATAAGGTGGTTTTATTTCCGAATTAATATAGTATGGTTTATATTCTGAATCAAAAGCGCAAAAATTATATCTAGAAAATGAATTGTAACAAACCGCAAAGTCCCATCCTGGAATACTAAAAACAGTAAACTCATCACTATCTTTTTCGTGATTTAAAATAAAATTGTCAGGATGAAATGATATAAAAAATGTCGCATTATTATTTAAATCAATAACGTTTTCAGATTCAACATATGAGTCTACTCCGTTGAAATATAGTGTATTACCCTTTTTACCAGTATTTTTTATTTTATTAATTTTTAAATTAACGTCATTTACCCTACACCTTAAAAGTAAATCGGTGTCTTCATAACCCCACCCCCAATACTTGTTTGAATAACCATTAATTTGCTCAAATACTTCAATAGGAAACATTGTAACTCCACCAAAATATTCGTCAAATATTTCTCGGTTTTTTTCTCCCTGTTGGAGTATTAAGTCTGTCGCCAAATGTAAGGGTATTTCAGAATAACTATAATCAACATCAACAGGTATCATATCCACGTCATGAAAAACAACATAATCACAATTTAATTTTTTAGCATATTTAAACCCAATGTTTAATAACATACCTCTATTAAATTGTTTAGCATTGTCTTGATTAACAACAATCACCACATATTCAATATTTTTACGATTGAGGTATTTTGTTATTAATCTTAAAAATGTTTTAAGATGATGTTCTCTGTTTCTACAGGGAACAATGATACCTAGTTTGTGTTTATTCATTTATTGTGGAGTCTTTTGGGACTGAGGATTTATGCCATTCATATAAATAATATTGAAGCCTATCACTCCATTCTTCTTTATCAACCTCTTCAAACCAAATAGTTAGTGCATCAACCGAGTTTGCGATTTTTTCCAGTGCTTTAACTTTTCTTTGTTCCAAAAGAAATAGTGCTTCTTCTTTTTCTGCCTTTGTCATATCATTACGATTTTTTTTATTAATTTATTCCATTGTTTATATCTTCCAAATTCAGCATATCCACCACTGAATTCAAACATAAATTCACATTTATTTAAATCTATTTTAAATTTATTTTTTCTTAGTGCGTTGTACATTATTTCATATTCTTTTGAAAATGAATAGTCCTGTTTTATACTTGCAACCGCCTTAATTCTATCACCACAAGTACTATCCCATTTAAAATGGTGTACCTGAACCGAATGTGTTTCATATGGTGCAATTAGTGGGTGATTCCATCCTTGCCATTTCCATGTGGTGTCACCACCAATCTTAGCGTAGTGTTGGCCGGACGTTATTTCAATATGACCTTTCATTACACATACTTTATTGGGACAAGCGTTACTTAACGGGTATCTAAAAAATCCCATATTGGGGTACTGATTGAATATATTTTCATTATCTTTCAATATAGTAAATTCACCATTTTCACCGATTCTATCGATAAACCCACCTCGAATTAGTTCCCAACCATTATATTCACAATCTCGAATACATTCTTTTAAATTATCATTTGGATATAAGTGTAGTTCGTCAACATCAGCAATAACCCACCAATCCTCAGGGTATGAGTTTTTTACAAAGTTATATAACTTTGTAACATTATCCCAATCAAAGACTCTACCGTGTATTTTTTTTACAATGGAAACTTTAGGGTATGTTTTTATGATTTCAGAAACTTCATTATATAAATTAGGGTGTACATCTGATTCATATACAATTAATTGTATCTCATCAACATGTTTATCATAATGTTCTAAAAAGTGCGGTAGGATGTTTGTTCCGTGGCCAATAACTGATAGTAATCTAATCATTTTTTCCTATTAATAATAGTAATACCACTTGAAGATGGTTTATCTATTAATATATGGAAATTATGTAAATTAATCAAGTTCCAGTTCGGATTTTCTTGTAATTCTTTTATAAATTTTGACGGTCCATCAAATCTATGGTAATCTTTTCTTTGGTCTTCAGAAACAATTAATGTTTCTTCATATTCGGCATCAGTATCATGGATAATTATAACACCATTATCTGATAGTATTTTTGAATAAAGTTCAAAATCTTTTTTAACTCCCTCGTAGCTGTGGTCACCATCTATAAATAATAAATCTATTTTAATATCTTGTCTAACAAAAAAATCATAATATGCATCAACAGAGGTTGTTTTAATAAATCTCGGATAAAATTTACTTCTATAGAATGAGGTTTCATCATCAATATCGTTAGGACCACCAATACCATTACAGGCATCAACAAGATAAGTTGTTCCAATATTTCCCCAATTATAATCTGAGTTTCCATCAAATATTTTTTGGTTATGTAAATCAATTCTAGCTTGCGTTAGGATTCTTGGTATGTAACCACCACCAGAGCCTATACAAACACAGACTTTAGCTCTCATATGTTGCACAATAGAATACACAACAATACCATCTCCCATATGTGTATCTGTTGCCCCATGTGTCCAACGATATGGTACAGGCTGGTCGTCGTTGTTAGTAATATTCTTTCTAACATATTCATCATTTGTAATCATTTGATTCGGTGATTTTTACTTACGGGTATTGATTTATTATTTATCATCTAACTGATTAAAATTAACACCATAACCATAAAGTCCAATATGTTTAATATCCATACTTAAAACTGTATCAATATAAATTTTTAACCCTTTCTCTCTTAATTTTCTTTGTAGTTCAAAATCTTCTCCGTGCCAATTATTGTCTTTATATACAAATTCAAAATATGGTTTTTCTATTTTAGAAAAAACCGAAGTTTTCATTAACATACAACCCATACCAACACCCTCAACTTCAATTAATTCATCTTTTGGTTTAAGGGGTACCCAACTGTCCCAATCGTTCACATTTGTATATGCCACAGTGTTCATCGGTTTTGAACGTTTCATGTAGTTACACGCTACTATATCTTTTTTGTGCGATAATAACCTTAATGCGGTGGTGTCAGGAAACATCATGTCACTGTCTAACCATAAAACATACTCTGATTTTAATTCTTTTACCTTTTCAATTAACGATTCTCTTTGATTTAATAAAATTGTACTTGAATTGTAAAACAAATATGTGTCAATACCGTTCATTTGTGTGGTTTTCATTAATTGGGCCAAACAATAGGAAAATTGTGCATGGACCATATCTCTGGTGGGCACTAATATTGACAACTTAGTTGGTTTTCCTTCCCACAGACTACTGTTAAATATTGTTTTTTTCATGTTCCCGGTAATTCTGTTTTTGCGGTATAATCTTGAGTTGTAAAATTATTTGAGAGTGCTATTAATTCCTGAACTCTTTTAGTAAATTGTTGATAATCGCTTATCGGTAAATTGCTCACCGTTTCATACGTTTTTTTTGAGAAAGTTCCACTAACCACAATTTCAATTGCACCAATTCTTGACCATTTTTCGATTAAACATAATCGTGAAATGTTTTCATTGTTTTCTAATAATCCGATGATTTTTTCTGAATCGTATGATTCCAAAATTAATTTATGAATTTTGTACTCCTCTTGGTAGGACTTTAAGAAAAATGAATAGAACTTTAATAATTTAGTTTTTTTAATGAATTTAATAAGTTTTTCCCTATCAAAATCAATACCTGACCAAATTAAATATTTCAATTCGTACTGTGACTTATGTTTTTTGTATTTTAAATTCATGGGTTATATACCCAATATATTAAAAAGTTATAAAACAGTAAATAATTAGTATGCGTTTGGTGTATCTAATCCACCGAAATCCGCACTTTCTGATGTTGTTGCTCCACTTGCAATATTTGAAATAACCGTTGTAGCTAAACTTCGATTGCGACCTAAAGTATTATTAAGTCCAACATTTGCACCCGCAGTGGGAAATCCCGCCGTCGTACCTAACGCTTGTGAAATTCTTCCCATACTTATTTCGCTCCCTGTTGCAGGTATTTGTCCCATAGTTTTTAACTATCTTCCGTATAAATACTTCATTCTTTATTTTATTAACAAAGTAAAGAATGAAGTATTAATTTATCGTATTTTAAAAATTAATCGTTTTTAGTTTATTTTCTAAACTCTCGACTCTTTCTAATAATTCTTTATTTGTTTGTAGTAGTAATGCGACTATTTTTTCATAGTTCACCGCTTTATACCCATTATCTCTTGTTGTCACTATTTCAGGTAATACTTTTTCAATTTCCTGAGCGATTACACCAATATCGTGACCTTCGTTCTCATGTATACCTGGCATTTCTACCCAATCAAATCGGTATCCATTTATTTGTTTTAATATATCTAAGGACCCCGTTATTTGTTTAATATTTGTCTTTAATCTAATATCTGAACCATAGAATGCAATTACATCATTTGTTGCTCTAATTAAACCATTAGTTGTTGGTGTATCTGTTCCAACCCCAAGTGCACCATTAATATATGCGGTAGTACCATTAAATGTGAAGTTAGCCTCAGCATTTAAAGTTGTTCCGCCAGCGGAGGTCATAACTCTATTGTCGGTTGCATTTGTTATTGTTGCGCTACCTGATGTTCCTGAAGTACCAGTTGTTCCTGAAGTTCCAGTTGTTCCTGAAGTACCACTTGTTCC